CGTATTGAAGCAATTTTCATTCAATATTGAAGCAATTTTTGAAAAGTTTTCGCCGTTTTCACGAAGGCTTTTTATCATTGCAAAAGCACGTAAATTATTGACATTTTTTTGCGCTATTTCTTGAATTTTCTTCGCCCCTTTTACTCTGTTTTCTTGTGTTAAATTTGCTGGCGTTCCTAATTTTTTACCCCTTTGTTTTGCTATTTTCAATGCATCTTTTGTCCGCTTGCTAATTAACTCACGTTCGTGTTGCGCCAGCACCGCAAAAATTCCTATTGTCAAGGGCGTTGCATCTGGCATATCACAGCAAATAAATTGTATACCAGCATCACGAAGGGCAAATATGAAACCAGCATTCCGTGAAAGCCTATCAAGTTTCGCAATGATTAAAATTGCATTGTGTTGTTTACACAGGTTGATTGCTTTTGTAAGCTCCGTTCTTGAATTGTTTTTACCGCTTTCAACTTCAGTAAATTCACAAAGCACGCCAGCATCTTTTGTGTATTGTTTTACGGTTTGTCTTTGTGATTCGATGCCAAGGCCGTTTTCGCCTTGTTTTTGTGTCGATACTCTTACATAACTTACATACTGCATATTTGCGCCGTTTGTGACAATGTGACAATGTGACAACTTAAAAACGTTCGTTTGTGGTTTGTCACTTCACAAATATAATGAAAAGTTATTCAATTGGTTAAATAAAGTTTTCTTTTTAAAAATAAAAGTTTTCCACAAGTTTGTTTTGCATGGTTTTTGTTTTTATGTTCGTATTAAATATTTAAACAAGGTGTGTATATGGCAAATACTATAATAAAGCTAAGCAACAGCGAACATTGTCAAATTGTGAGTGAGTTTGCCGAAACAATGCAGATGCCACTTACAAAGGCGGTTGTGCTGGCGGTTATGCTGGCGAAGAAATACCAAAACATCGAACTTGAAAACAGGGCTTTAAGACAAGCCCTTGCAAGTACACAAAGTACGAACGAAGGGTTTTATGCTTTTGTGAGCAACGAAATGGGCAAAAAATAAAAAGCCCTAATTGAAAACCAATTAGAGCTTAATTCTTTTGCAGTCACTTAAAATGGGCCGTTCTAAGTGATTGCAATATACGGGTTTTTCTAATTGGTTAAATACATTTTTTAACTAATTACAGGCGCATGTATTATGCATCAAATTAAAAAAGATCACGACGACAGAGCGTTTTCGTTCTTCAGTAATGTGACAGACACGAAACCGTTTCGCAACCCCGCCCGCAAAAGCAATGCGAACCCCGTAACCGTTTCGTTATTTTGGTTCGTACATCACATCAAAAAAGGCGAACCCTTTGCCGACAACAAAGACTTCAAAACCATTATTGAACAAATAAGAAGCGAACCAGACCCCGCCAAAAAAACCAAACTTAAAAAGCAATTGCCTTGTGTCTCAATAAGCCAAATTTGTGACCCAGAAAGCCGAAAAAAAACGAAGCAATTTTCGCAATTACTTCAAATTGATATTGACATAAAAGACAACATTGACATGTTTGCAGATGGTGACAAAGTGACTGCAATACGTGAAAAACTTTCAAAAGACCCTTTCATCGTGCTGGCGTGTAAAAGCCCCTCAAACGGTCTGAAGTGTGTAATACATTACGATAGCAGAGTCGTGACAATTACAGACGCTCACAAGCTTGCAATGGCTTATTTTTTCGATGTTTACGGGCTGGTAATTGATAAAAGTTGTAAAGATGCGACCCGCTTATTTTTTGCTACATATGACCCCGACGTGTATTACAACAAAAAAGCCAAAACCTTGGTATCCAAATACCCGTTCGATAACCCGTTCGATGCTGACAAACCAAGATTCGATATCGATTTAACATATACGCCCGTTGATATACCAGAGTTTGACGACGACGTGCTTACGTTCGATGTGGCTTTGTCAACTATTGACAAACCCATGCCAAAACACAACACACCGCCCCCCGTTTTGTCAACTATTGACAAAACGGCTCACAACACACCAGGTGAAAAAACACCGACATTCGATATCGATCATATTTTCGAACAAATTGAATTACAGCAAATTGACCTTACACAAGCTTATTTAGACTGGTTGAATTTTGGCTTTTGTTTTGCTCACGAATACGGCGAAGCGGGGCGGGCTTATTATCATAAATTATCAAAACATTACCCAAATTACACAGCAACCGAAACCAACGAAAAATACAACGAATGCTTAAAAAACCACAACGGCACGAAAAAAATTGCTTCGTTTTTACAAGCATGCAGAAAAAACAATATTCACATACGGCGTAAACAAAATACGATGCTTACAAGGGTTGACAAGGGCGCAAAAGATGCAACCCCAGTAGATATTACATACGGCACGTTTTGGAGCTTACAAGCTGGTAAAACGGCCAAAATTGACATTGAACTTTTGTTCGCATGGTTGCATGCAAAATACAAACTGAAGTATGTAAAAATGGCCACAAGTGATACCATAGAAAAACCAGCCCCGTTAATATTGACAACTTCAAAAAACAACGTATTGAAACCAATTACAATAAGCGATGTAAGAAATTTTATAGGCCAACATATCAAGGCAATTAAAGATGCTGGCGAACGTGCAAAAGTAGAAAATGCAATACTGAAGGATATTGGCAAACTTATAACAGATGCCACGCTTCAAACATACTTAGAATACACAGAACACAATGCCAAATACGATACTTCAGACGTGATGTATTTTGCATTCAAAAACGGCGTTGTTGAGGTTACGGCAAATGATATAAGCATCACAAGTTATAAAGATGCTGACGGGGTTTTTTGGGATTCTGAAGTAAACAAACACAGTTACGAATTAAAAAAAGATGCTGAAAATAACAGCTACGCCGACTTAATTCGTAAAATTACAATGGATGCCAATTTGCAAGAAAGCCCAAAAAATTACATCTGGCTTCGTTGGTTAATTGGTTATTCATTGCACCGCCGTGACCGCTTGCAAGGTGCTGAAAAACGTATGGTGATATTAACTGAAAACAATATCGACCCCGAAACAGCGAACGGGGGTTCTGGCAAAAACCTGGTGTTTGAAGGTTTGACTTACTTACGTGAGGGGGTTGTCACCGGCGGGGTTGTGTTCAATACGGGTTCAACTTTTGCTTTTCAAAATTGCAACCTCAATACCCATTTATATGCAGTAAGTGACCCGAAACACTTCAGATTAGAACACATCTACGAATACATCACGGGCGGGGTTTGGGTTGAAAAGAAAAACAAGCAACCGTTCAAAGTTTACCCACGAATTTGGGGCTTGTTCAACACAATGATAAAAGGTGCTGACGATAGCGATATACGGCGCATGCATGTTTGTATTGTTTCACAGTTTTTTAACAGTGGAAATTTAGGCCGTGACTACTTCAAAAAAGAATTATTTACCGACTTCAGTGAAGACGAATGGAACTCGTTTTATACTTTTTTATTCGAGTGTTGTCAGTTGTATTTAGCAAACAAAAATGACCCGCCAGCACATGCGCCTGACGGCTTTTTAGAAAATAAAATTGAATTAAACACCAGCACAATATTTGCACGTTTTTGCGAAGTACACGGGGGGTTTGAAAACTTAGGTTTGTGGCAATTGCACGAAGGGGTTTATCTGGTTTCATTAGATCATTTTTACTCATTTTACATGTTATGCGAACCCAACAACAATGTGAGCAAAAACTTATTAAACCGCTGGTTTGAAGTTTATTTGAAAGCAAAACAATGCAAAGTTCGAAAGCTTAAAAAACGACTGCATGAAACGAAGAACACACAATGGTGCTTTGTAGTAACACCGCCGAAAATTTAATTGAATAGAAGGGCATGAGAAGTACTTTTTTTTAATTAATTAAACAGGCGAACAAATGAAAATTGAAGATTTTCAAAGAGAAGAAATTTTACTTGTTTTTAACAACAACGTATTCACAAAAGAAAACAGAGGGCGGGGCGTGTATCATTACATAAGCTTCAAACAAAGTGCTGGCATGACATACGAAATTTTGCGCAACGAAATTATGAAACACGATGTTAATAACAAATTGCTTCATAAAGACGCTGAGAGCCACGAAGACGCAACACCCTTATAAAACATACGAAAAACTTATTTTCGAGCCTCTCAGAGCATTCTGGGGGGCTTTTTTTATGGTTGTTATGCAACGGCGAACGGCTTTTTTACAAGCGGTAAGAATAACCAATATGTACAAGCAAAAGTGAAAGGCGACAGTACTGTCGTTTTTCACTTTGCCAAAAACCTTGACTGAAGAACAGCGGGCGGGTTAATTAGCAATAATTGAAAGTACGTATTCAAGCCGTTTGTGACGCTTTTTAACGTATTCAAGCCGTTTGTGACGCTTTTTAAATTTTGTGACAATTCTTGTGACAATTATTTTGGCTTATTACAGCCCTTTGTGACAATGTGACAATTTTTACCTCACGTACGTATACGAGAAAATATATCATATATACACAACCGAACGCCCGTTCTATACACATGCAAAATACATCACATGTGAATGTTTGTTCGTTTGTGCTTTTTTACGTAAAATACATGTATATATATATAAGGTTAAACCCCCTTTTTTTGTCACATTGTCACAGAATGCTTGTAACCCCTTTATACATCAATGCTTTACAACGAAAGTAAAATTGTCACAAAATTGTCACACTTTTTTAACAATTGTCACAAACGGCGTAAACAAGCCGTTTGTTGTTCGAAACTTGTCACAAACGGCCACCACAAGCCCTTTATTGCTACATATACATGTTCGCAACCCTTTGCACTTGTTTTGTGCTGAAAGCCCCGCCCCGTGCCGTATTGAAGCTATTTTCATTCAATATTGAAGCAATTTTTGAAAAGTTTTCGCCGTTTTCACGAAGGCTTTTTATCATTGCAAAAGCACGTAAATTATTGACATTTTTTTGGGCGATTTCTTGAATTTTCTTCGCCCCTTTTACTCTGTTTTCTTGTGTTAAATTTGCTGGCGTTCCTAATTTTTTACCCCTTTGTTTTGCTATTTTCAATGCATCTTTTGTCCGCTTGCTAATTAACTCCCGTTCGTGTTGCGCCAGCACCGCAAAAATTCCTATTGTCAAGGGCGTTGCATCTGGCATATCACAGCAAATAAATTGAATGCCAGCATCACGAAGGGCAAAAATGAAACCTGCATTCCGTGAAAGCCTATCAAGTTTCGCAATGATTAAAATTGCATTGTGTTGTTTACAAAGGTTGATTGCTTTTGTAAGCTCCGTTCTTGAATTGTTTTTACCACTTTCAACTTCAGTAAATTCACAAAGTACGTCAGCATCTTTTGTGTATTGTTTTACGGTTTGTCTTTGTGATTCGATGCCAAGGCCGTTTTCACCTTGTTTTTGTGTTGATACTCTTACATAACTTACATACTGCATATTTGCGCCGTTTGTGACAATGTGACAATGTGACAACTTAAAAACGTTCGTTTGTGGTTTGTCACTTCACAAATATAATAAAAAAGTTATTCAATTGGTTAAAAAAAGTTTTCTTTTTAAAAATAAAAGTTATCCATAAGTTTGTTTTATATGGTTTTTGTTTTTATGTTCGTATTAAATATTTAAACAAGGTGTGTATATGGCAAATACTATAATAAAGCTAAGCAACAGCGAACATTGTCAAATTGTGAGTGAGTTTGCCGAAACAATGCAGATGCCACTTACCAAGGCGGTTGTGCTGGCGGTGATGCTGGCGAAGAAATACCAAAACATCGAACTTGAAAACAGGGCATTAAGACAAGCGCTTGCAAGTACACAAAGTACGAACGAAGGTTTTTATGCTTTTGTGAGCAACGAAATGGGCAAAAAATAAAAAGCCCTAATTGAAAACCAATTAGAGCTAAATTCTTTTGCAGTTACTTAAAATTCTCCGTTCTAAGTGATTGCAATATACGGTTTTTCTAATTGGTTAAATACATTTTTTAACTAATTACAGGCGCATGTATTATGCATCAAATTAAAAAGAGTCACGACGCCAGAGCGTTTTCGTTCTTCAGTAATGTAACCGACACGAAACCATTTCGCAACCCCGCCCGCAAAAGCAATGCGAGCCCCGTAACCGTTTCGTTATTTTGGTTCGTACATCACATCAAAAAAGGCGAACCCTTTGCAGACAACAAAGACTTCAAAACCATTATTGAGAAAATAAGAAGCGAACCAGACCCCGCCAAAAAAACCAAACTTAAAAAGCAATTGCCTTGTGTCTCAATAAGCCAAATTTGTGACCCTGAAAGCCGTAAAATTACGAAGCAATTTTCGCAATTACTTCAAATTGATATTGATATAAAAGACAACCTTGACATGTTTGCAGATGCTCACAAAGTGACTGCAATACGTGAAAAACTTACAAAAGACCCTTTCATCGTGCTGGCGTGCAAAAGCCCCTCAAACGGTCTTAAGTGTGTAATACATTACGATAGCAGAACCGTGACAATTACAGACGCTCACACGCTTGCTGGCGCTTATTTTTTCGATGTTTACGGGCTGGTAATTGATAAAAGTTGTAAAGATGCAACCCGCTTATTTTTTGCTACTTATGACCCTGACGTGTATTACAACAAAAAAGCCCAAACCTTGATATACAAAAACCCGTTCGATGCTGACAAAACAGCATTTGAAGTTGATTTAACATGGACGCCCATTGATACACCAGAATTTGACGACGACGTACTTACATTCGATGTTGGTATATCAATTATTGATAAAAAAGCTCCGTTGTCAACTATTGACAACGAACCAAAACACAACACACCGCCCCCCGTTTTATCAACTATTGATAAAACGGAAATACACAACACTCCAGATGCAAAAACACCGACATTCGATATCGATCATATATTTGAACAAATTGACTTACAGCAAATTGACTTAACACAGGAATATTCAGATTGGTTGAATTTTGGTTTTTCTTTTGCTCACGAATACGGCGAAGCGGGGCGGGCTTATTATCATAAATTATCAAAACATTACCCAAATTACACAGCAACCGAAACCAACGAAAAATACAACGAATGCTTAAAAAACCACAACGGCACGAAAAAAATTGCTTCGTTTTTAGAAGCATGCAGAAAAAATAATATTCACATACGGCGTAAACAGAATACGATGCTTACAAGGGTTGACAAGGGCGCAAAAGATGCAACCCCCGTTGATATTACATACGGCACGTTTTGGAGCTTACAAGCTGGTAAAACGGCCAAAATTAACATTGAAAATTTGTTCGCTTGGTTGCATGCAAAATACAAACTGAAGTATGTAAAAATGGCCACAAGTGATACCATAGAAAAACCAGCACCGTTAATATTGACAACTTCAAAAAACAACGTATTGAAGTCAATTACAATAAGCGATGTAAGAAACTTTATAGGCCAACATATCAAGTCAATTAAAGATGCTAGCGAACGTGCAAAAGTAGAAAATGCAATACTGAAGGATATTGGCAAACTTATAACAGATGCCACGCTTCAAACATACTTAGAATACACAGAACACAATGCCAAATATGATACTTCAGACGTGATGTATTTTGCATTCAAAAACGGCATTATTGAAGTTACGGCAAATGATATAAGCATCACAAGTTATAAAGATGCTGGCGGGGTTTTTTGGGATTCTGAAGTAAACAAACACAATTATGAAATAAAAAAAGATGCTGAAAATAACAGCTACGCCGACTTAATTCGTAAAATTACAATGGATGCCAATTTGCAAGAAAGCCCCAAAAATTACATCTGGCTTCGTTGGTTAATTGGTTATTCATTGCACCGCCGTGACCGCTTGCAAGGTGCTGAAAAACGTATGGTAATACTCACAGAAAACAATATCGATCCCGAAACAGCGAACGGGGGTTCTGGCAAAAACCTTGTGTTTGAAGGGTTGACTTACTTACGTGAGGGGGTTGTCACGGGCGGGGTTGTGTTCAATACGGGTTCTACTTTTGCTTTTCAAAATTGCAACCTTAATACCCATTTATATGCAGTAAGTGACCCGAAAAACTTCAGACTCAAAGACATATACGAATACATCACGGGCGGGGTTTGGGTTGAAAAGAAAAACAAGCAACCGTTCAAAGTTTACCCACGAATTTGGGGCTTATTCAACACAATGATAAAAGGTGCTGACGATAGCGATATACGGCGCATGCATGTTTGTATTGTTTCACAGTTTTTTAACAGCGGAAATTTAGGCCGTGACTACTTCAAAAAAGAATTATTTACCGACTTCAGTGAAGACGAATGGAACTCTTTTTATACTTTTTTATTCGAGTGTTGTCAGTTGTATTTAGCAAACAAAAATGACCCGCCAGCATATGCGCCCGACGGGTTTTTAGAGAATAAAATTGAATTAAACACCAGCACAATATTTGCACGCTTTTGCGACATACACGGCGGGTTTGAAAACTTAGGTTTGTGGCAATTGCACGAAGGGTTTTATCTGGTTTCATTAGATCATTTTTATTCATTTTACATGTTATGCGAACCCAACAACAATGTGAGTAAAAACTTATTAAACCGCTGGTTTGAAGTTTACTTGAAAGCAAAACAATGCAAAGTTCGAAAGCTTAAAAAAAGACTGCATGATAGCAAAAACCCTCAATGGTGTTTTGTAGTAACACCGCCGAAAATTTAATTGAATAGAAGAGCATGAGAAGTACTTTTTTTTAATTAATTAAACAGGCAAACAAATGAAAATTGAAGATTTTCAAAGAGAAGAGATTTTACTTGTTTTTAACAACAACGTATTCACAAAAGAAAACAGAGGGCGGGGCGTGTATCATTACATAAGCTTCAAACAAAGTGCTGGCATGACATACGAAATTTTGCGCAACGAAATTATGA